GAGAACTACATGTTCTTTGGAAACTTGGAAACAATCCAAAGATTGACCGAGCTCATGTTAAAAATGGATCCAAGAAAAGTAGATCAAGTTCTAAAGGATGGACACAGTTGGGCAGTAGATCATATCGCTACATCAAAGGACGATATTGAAGAGGTTGCTAACTTTCTAATCGGTGAAATGAATGAAGTTGACGAAAATTTAGTAAACGAAGCAGACTCATTAGAACTAGGTGGAATCGCAAAACGAATATATGCTGATTTAAAACAGGAAGGCAAGCAAGTTAGCATGACTTATCAAAACACCGAAATGGGTAAACGCGGTACATCTAAAGACTTCTCAAAAGAAATTGGTGGTAAACCTGGAGATATTACAATTTGGGCATATCCAAATCACATAATGGTACAGACTGACTCGGAAGAAGAGGCTCAATCAATAATTGACAAGTACTCAACCGGAACATTGATTGGTAAACTTCAATTTTGGCCAAAGAATTACGAGTGGTCTCGTGACAAATGGTCAGCTAATTTTACAATGAAGAAAGAAGATCAAAGAACTTCATATAATCCGAACTCAAGAGGTTACGAGATGATGCCTAACTCTAATGCTAGGCACAGAGAAATGAACACCCGTCGACTATCTCATGAGCCGGAGGAGTACATGGCCGAAGGTAGTTACACGTGCAATGAATGTGGAACCTCTTATGAAGCAGTTGTTATTAATGAAGGTGATGTATGCGAGTGCGGAGGTTCATTAACTAGAGAATAAGTTATATGCAAAGATTCGTAAAATCATTCAGTCAATTTAATGAATCTCTGGTTTCAGAGAGCCTACTCTATCATATTAATGAAGGTATTTCAATAGCAGAGTCGGTGTATCGTCCAGCAAGCCAAGCTCATTTTGAGCTCCTGGCTGAAGCTAGATCGGCATACGCCAGAGGAGAGATTGAACTTACTGGAATTGACCAGCTCTTATTTGAAGAGACTGATCTTGGAAGGTTTGGAGAATATCAAGGCGAGATTGTGCCGTTGGACTTTTTGTTTGAGGCAGAATATCATGGAAAGACCGTTGAGATTGGCAAGCCAATGAGAGGCGGCGCAAAGAAGTATTACGTGTACGTAGTTAATCCAAAAACCAAAAAGGTTAAAAAGATCGCGTTCGGAGACGTACACGGTGGATTAACTGCTAAGGTGAGTAATCCTAAAGCTCGTAAAAGTTTTGCAGCCAGACATCAATGTCATCTAAAAAATGACAGAACTACTGCAGGTTACTGGGCATGCAGAATTAACAGATACGCTCATCTATGGGGAGGTAAAACATATCCGGGGTTTTGGTAATATGGAAAAGCCGTACACTAATCTTGATGAAGAGAATGGGGTTCTAATTAGAGAATTTTCTCAAACACTTGATCCAATAGAGTTAAAGTGGCATCGTGATGATGAGACCAGAGAAATAATTTCAGAAAATAGGACGGATTGGATGATCCAGTTGGATAATGCACTGCCTGTCTCGTTAAATAATAATGTACGGATTCCAAGACATGAATGGCATCGGCTAATCAAGGGAACCGGTACACTAACTTTAAAAATTAAAAAGGAACCAGTATGAAATTCTCAATCGGAGACAGAATTATGATCAAGGCAGACGCTGAAGAGCTACAAAATGGCGTCATTGAAGTGGTAGACGGTGCGACCGGTACCATTTCTGAGATCTATCAAAACAACTATGAGCCTGATGTTGATCGTTTTGAAGTTGAACTAGATGAACCTATTGAATATAGCGACGACCAACTTAGCACCGTGCCTGGTCTCTATTCTGATAATATTGAATTGGTCAAGAGTCGAAAGACCTCTGCTGAAAAAACGATTAGATCTAGCAAAAAGAGAATTAATGAGAAATACGCAATGTCTTTTGCGGATCTAGTAAAAAGAGAAGGTCTAAAGAAGTAATGGCAAAGGCAATTGAATCATTTAAGGCATACGTAATAACCGAGTCATATAAGGGCCCTGAACAACTTAGGCTGGCACAGAACCTGTATCAAAAGCCTGAAATTTTCAAAAAGGAATTTGACGATCGCAGAACTGGCCTGTATGACATGCCTGACTCAATGGACGGTGACGTGGCTGGACTATCAAAGGAGGAAAATGAGCTACTCAACGAACTAGGATTAGGCAATTCAATTGAGATTGAAAATATGGAGGTTCGCAATCTAGAGCTTGAATATGATATGATAGTCGATTGGACCGCAGTTGGGATTGACCGAATAATATTCATTCCAAAAAGAATTAAGTTGACAATTGAAGTTTTAGGTAGGTCTGATTACAATAAAGAAGAGATAACAAAGGTCATTGAAATAATTGATGATAATATCGGAGACCGTTTTGAATGGGACGTTACTCGTCAGTGTTTTCCGATTGAGCCGACTGGCGTGGAAATTCACATGAATGATTCATTTGACGCTAGTCAATTCAGGTACGAGTTCACGATTGGTGAATGGCGATAATCGACCTCTTAACCATATTAAATGCAGGAAGACTCAGTGTCTTCCTTTTTTATTTTCTGCGATAAATAAACTAAAATGATTGTATTTAATGGCAGATATTAATGCACTATTAACAGCACAAGCGTTCGCGGGAGTGAACTACATGGAAAAGCTAGCCGTAGATAAATCAAAGACACCGTTTGACACCGAGTTACTTGGTACAAACGATCAGGGAAACTTGCAACACAATGTAAGTTCAATAATGAACAAGTTTACGGTGTTCCAATATGCACCCTTAAATGCCGGTCTTAAGTATAGTGCGGAGGGTCACTTCATTGGCTTTACCAGTAAGCTTAAATCAGATGGCGCAAATTTACAATCTTCACGAGCAGCTACCCTGGCGCAGATTAATGACCTATATCGTGATAGAGCATCAGCTAAACTAAGGAAACAGGAAGAACGTGTGAAAGAGATTGAAGCTCGAATTCAATTTTATCAGAATAACGATGGCGCGCTAAGGGACTCGGCTGGAAAGTTTAGGGCTATATCGACCGATATTTTATCTAATCCAACGGCTGGTCGATTAATCCAATGGGGAGCAGGTGTTTCCCCAGCTACAAATGTAGGCTTTCAACCCTATTCACAGACTGATTTTATGTACTGTAAGTATTACGGTAAGATTCCAAATAACCGATTAATAACGTTACGTAGGTACCCGTTTCCAATAGGCGACTCTTTAAGATTGGGTCCACCGGGCAGAAATGCAATACCTATAGCCCAAGCCGTTACCTGGTTTGGAGGAGAGACTGCCAATACCCTAAATAGTCTTGGAGTTTTCAATTGGGACATTCCATGGACATCAGTTAATGCAGTAGACGGAGTCACCGGTCAAACCATTACCGGTAATGAAATTACGCTAAATGAATTATTAAAGTTGGTAACTGGTGTACCCAAAGGAGACCAAATAAAGTCAGCAATCACAGCAGCTTACGTTGCAACGGTCGGAACTGATGCGCAAATGGCGGAGATCTCAGGATACGAGGGAAAACTTCAAGATTTTCAAAAAAATCTATACGATCAGACCAGTGGACCTTATTGGAATAGAATATACGGACCAGTGAATGTGATAACTAAATCGAGTAGAAGAGAAAGAGGCGTTCAGGCAGGTTGGGACACTAATGTGATCTCTTTAAAATTTCATTATGTATTTAGATCATTTAATGGAATGAGCCCAAAGATTGCAGCTCTTGATATTATTTCAAATTTCATGAATTTAACATATCAGGATGCACAATTCTTAGGCCAATTGGCAAGATACTTTCCTAAGACTGGTGTAAAGTTTGATCCTACTACAACTGAGGCAATTGGTAATATCCTAACAAGCTGGGGTACTACTGGAGCCGGCAATAACTCGGCTGAGTTTGGTACGCTATTCGCAAATCTAATCGGTGCAGCAAAACTAGCAGGTAGCAAAATAGTGTCAGACCCTCTTGGGACTGGCCTAAAAGCTTTACAGGCAGGCCTAATGCGGCCTGATATGTTGGGAAATGCTATTCCTGAGCTAATCTCAATTAAATCGGCACTTTCGGATAGACCCGTTGGAGAATGGCATATAGTCGTTGGAAATCCAATGAATCCGATCTTTGTGATGGGCGATCTACTCTGTACTGATGTTAAAATGGCATGGGACGATGAAATTGGGCCGGATGATTTTCCGACTGGTGTAACATTCTCAGTTACTTTGAAACAAGGAAAACCTAGGGATAAGACTGCAATCGAAAGAATGCTAAACCACGGTCAAACTAAACTAACCGCTGGAGCTCTTAGAACTTCATCAGAGTCAGATACATTCGGCACAGTCAATAATGAGGCTTGGAATCAATTGACGAGTACTGAATCTACTCCAGACAAACTAGCAGCCATTTATGAAGGCTTTAGTGATAATAAAAAGGACACATATAAGTCGTTTAGGGACAGATTTTTAACTGGTTATGGATTTGCAGCGGACGGCCAAACAGTAAAGGCTGATCCTGGGAAAGACAAGATTAAATTAGACGATAGCTTATTACTATTATACTATCAACGTCAATATGGAAATAACTAATTAAATATGATAGAACTTGCAATATTTGGAAAAAAGGAAAATTTTACCAAAACAAACGGAGATTCAGTAGTTGACCTAACTAGGCGAAGCATTTCATTTAGAGGAGTAACTGTGAATCAAGGTAAAACTTACGTGGTTGAAGAAGGTTTACAAATGAGAGGCGACCTGATCTCTAAGATATTTTATCAAACTTCAGGTTTGTTATGTCTTCTTTTAAAGTACAATGGAATTTCAAATCCATTTGCGATTGACGTAAATGATATTTTTAGAATGCCAGACGGCTCAGTGCTATCGTCAATGCTAGCAACTCCGGATAAACTAAACGGTTCAGATAATAACTGGACGACTTCAACCAGAAAGAAGAAGAAGCCTCAGTTCATTAGCCCTGCGACAAAACAAGATCAAAAACGACTTGAATATTTGGCTATCAAATACGGAACAGCTGTGGCTCCGACTACGGCGGCTAAGGATACGTCAGTTAAGATAGTGAACGGGAAAGTTGTATTTGGTTCAGGAGTTACGTCAATCAAAAAGGAGGATTGCCCTGATCCAATTTCAAGAACCAAGCTTTTGACTACCTTATTAAAAAATAAAATTAATGGCTAATGGGATTAGAGAGCATAATTCTTACTAAGATTGAACCTAAGCTGACTCCTCCAAGTCTTGACATCCTTGATTTAGAAAAACCGGACGGCGAAGTTCAAAGAACTCCAGATCGCACAGGTTACGCATCTCAACTTGGAAAGAAGTCACCGTTGATTAAAATAGGAAATGCTAGAATTCCATCAACTGATATTATATCGACTTCAATATACTATGATGAATTGATTCCTAAAATACATGTGAGCATTTTTGATTCATCTGGAACATTCACGTCAGTTACGTTTCCTAAAAAGAATCCGCTATTGACAATCTACATCGCAAGGAGTC